ACGCTGGTGCTAAGATTGAGACATTCTCAGGAGCTTGGATTGGGTTACAGGATAGCTCGCCATTTCTTACAGTAGACTTATCTCAATCATCAGGAGGAATTATTGAATATTCAATGATTGCTGATACTACTAATCCTATATTTGGTAATTGTACAGGTACTTTGTGGTTTGGTGGAAACTCTGGAATTTTTGAGAAAAATCAACAGAGTGAGAGTAATAAATCTAATGCTTCAGTAAATAATATCCAAACTTCAATAACAGGTCAGTTGGTATCTTTTTCATTTGCTACAGATACTGACGTTACTCAACTTCAAGTGTTGTATACAGTAAAGTTATTTACATTACCATCATATACTCCTTAAGATCATGGCAATACCTTCAAAACAGATAGGACAACCATCTAGCACTAAGGCAGCATTGCTTTGGCAGATCTCTAAGCAATTAGAGAGTCTTACACGTGTGATGTATAGTAATCCTACTTATGTAACTCCTACTACGACAACTACCACTACTATAGCACCGACCACTACAACAACGACTACAGTAGTATAATAAAGATTAAACCAATAACTAACTACATATGAGGGAATTAAAGTTTATCTGTGCACAGCCAGATGATACGTATTATACGTGGCAAGTGCATTTATGGATTGAGAGTCTTAAACAAATAGGACACTCAGACAAAGCAATCGTTCTTATCTTTATCCCTAACTTCAGGGAGAAGAATGAGAAATGGCAACAAGTAATAGATCTATATCCAGAAACAGAATTTGTATTCTATAAGGATGTAGATGGTGTAAGTAGTAAACTAGGAGTGTACATTCCTGTTCTTAGGCCGTACGTGCTTATGAAATACTTCTACGAACATCCAGAGATGAAAGAGAAAGCAGTATTCTATTGCGACTCTGACATACTCTTTACAGATAAATTTAATGTCGATACATTTATTGATGATGAGATTAATTACTTATCAGATACCAATAGTTATATCAACGCCTCATATTTTGACAGTAAAGTAAATCAAGTGCTTCCTGAAAAGGTGCATGCATATAAAAAAATAGATGTTCTGGCACAAGCTACAGAAATGTGTGGTATCACACGTGAGATAGCTGAAGCTAACAATGATCATTCAGGGGGTGCTCAATACCTATTAAAGAATATTGATGGAGCATTCTGGGAGAAAGTATTAAGAGATTGTATTTCAATACGTACGTATTTATTAAACATCAATCGTTTATACTTCAAGGATGAGAATAGTGGTTTCCAGAGTTGGTGTGCAGACATGTGGGCAGTTTTATGGGCTCTTTGGTTTAGAGATGCTGAAACGAAGAATATTCCTGAGTTGGAATTCTCGTGGAGTTCAGATCCTATTGACAGAGTTCACAGGTTAGGCATCTTACATAACGCTGGTATTGTTAGTAAAGATATGGGTGACTACCCAGCATTCTATAAAGGTGAGTATCATATGGGAGCTGATCCTACAAAAGATTCTCATTTAGAATACGTGTACAATGATCCAAGAGCTCAACAAAAAGGTACACATTATTACGCAGAACAATTGATTAAATTAAAAAACAAGTATAACCTTAATTATTAAATAAAATGGCAAATCAGAGAAATCTTAAAGCATTTGTTCGCTACGATGGTAGCGGAAGGGTTGTCGCAGGCAGCCTTATTCTGAGAAAACAAAAACCTAAAGTTGGAAATTGGCAAGAGATACAAGGGTATGAGTGTTGCAATGGTGCTACACTTACTACTACAGTAGCTACTACTATTACTAACTTCCAAGTTAAGTTATTCTGTGGAGGAGCATTAACTGAAACATTAATTTCAGGACAAGACTCTTCATCAGTAGCAGACTTAGTTAGTAAGTTGAATGCAACTTATTCTTTATTAGGAGCATTTTCTACAACGGGTGGAACAAATCTTACACTTGTAATGACTGGTGCTCAAGTTCAGGCTATCTGTCCTAACTCGGCTCCAACGTTTACAGTTACAGCAGTTCCTGTAGTTACTACAACTACAACGACAGTTGCTCCTACTACCACTACGACAACTACTGTAGCACCTACAACCACAACTACTACAACAATAGTATAATGGCTAAATCATTATTTCCAGAAGAAATGTTAAGTAATGCAACTGGTAGCGATCTCTCATTAGAGAGTATCGCTGCCAAGCTTACTTACTTTCATGAGCAATTACATTTGACTCACTGGCAAACAACTAGTTATGCACAACATCAAGCTACAGGAGCATTGTACGATTACGTACATGATTTCAAAGATGGATTGATTGAGAAACTTATGGGCTATACAGGTAAAAGACCTGGAGTTTATAAAATAGAACCTCTTACAGATTGTACAGCTGAAAAATGTGTATCAGATATAATGTCATTCGCGTCATCATTAAAGATGTATGGAGAGAAAAACTCATATCATGATGTATGTAACTTAGCTGATGCATTATCTGGAGAAGCGGCTAAAACTAAATATCTACTAACCTTGTCTTAATGCAAGTAGAGAAGAGATTCTTTCCCAAAGTAATGTCTGATAATGATGAGATATATTTCTCACATCTTGAGGGCATTATAGATAGTGTTGATGAATTGTCTACTATGGAAATAGTAAAACATCCTAGACACTATTCATTCAGGATAGCACCTTCTCTGCCTAAGTATACAAACATGTTAATAGAGGAACTTTTTAAGTTTCACAATAGATTTCATATTAAACTAAATATGTCCAAGAGCATTAAAACAAATGCAGTTATTTCTTTTGAAATAACAATGGGATAATTTACATTTGTACCAAACCAAATAATTACAATCATGCAAATAGTTAAAGACGACGAAACTTCAGCAACAGAAGTACCTCAATACGATCCTAGAAAGAAATATACTTGGTCACCAGACACACAGTTTGTTATTTCTGGAAATGAGTTCGGTGTATTGTTAAACTCATTACGCCAAATTGTTTCTACAAGAGAAGCACAAGTTATCTTAAGAGCAGCTGATGCAGCTGAAGTTATAGAAAACTTAATGGCACAGAGTGTAGCAAGTGGAAGTGTTATAGAACATCCAGAACAATAAATTATTAAATAAAATGGCAAAAGCAAAACAATCAGGAGGCAGTCTTTCAGGACTAAAGGCTTCTAACAAACGTGTAGGACCTGTAGATCCTAAAGGTGCTTGGACAAAAGTTCAAGAGAAAACCTTAGCAGGAGCTAAAGGCAAAGCTGTCTTAAAGAAAGATAAAGAACTTGGTGCTACCAAGATGGGTAAGAAGTAATGATCTTTGAACCTAATAATCGATTAGATGTCATCACTCCTAAAGGTGATGGCATCATTTGGTTAGTTACAGATTACGGTCACGAAACAGACACAATATACACCATTATAATTAATGCCACTGGGGAGCTCTGGCAATTTACTCATAAAGATATTATAGTAAAACCCAATCTAACATTTAGAAGAAATGGCAAAGCAGTGGATTCAAAAGGCAACAGCATCAATCAAGCGTAGAGGTACAGAGGGCAAATGCACTCCTATCACTAAGCCTGGTTGTACAGGTAAAGCTAAAGCTCTTGCTAAGACATTCAAGGCTATGGCTAAAAAACGTAAAGCTAAATAACATGGCAATCACACCTGTACCTAACGGACATCTCATCAAGAAAGATGGAACATCATTAAAGAATGGTGGTAAGATCAAGTGCTGGACAGGATATGTCAAGAAAGGTACTAAAAAGAAAGGTGGCAGAACAGTTAATAATTGCGTAAAGAAGAAATAACATGGCAAAGAGCGAAGCTTGGCAACGTAAGGAAGGTAAGAATCCTTCTGGTGGCCTAAATGCAAAAGGTAGGGCTTCCTACAACAGAGCTAATCCAGGTAAGCCTGGTTTAAAAGCTCCTCAACCTGAAGGCGGTCCTCGCAAGAAATCATTCTGTGCTAGGATGTCAGGCATGAAGAAGAAACTAACTAGCTCTAAAACAGCTAACGATCCTAATTCTCGTATCAATAAATCTCTACGTAAGTGGAAGTGTTAACATGGTAAAGAAAGTGTTAAAGAAAGCTAAAGATGGTAAAGAACTATCAGAAGTTAAAGTGAGACCAGGTTTTGGGCAAAACTTTAAAAGTAACATGAAAAATTTCATGAGTACTGACTCTACTGATTACCAAAACACGCCAGCTAAAACCACCGCTGGTAAAGTTCTTCGTGGAGCTAATAAGGTTGCAAGTGTAGCTGCACGAGTTGCAGGATCACCAGTAACAACAGCACTTTCTGCAGCAGATGCTGGTGTAAAGTCGGTTCAAAATGCTGTTAAAGCTAGAAAAGAACTTAAAGCAATACCTGAGAAGAAGGCAGGTGGTATGATTAAACGTGCCGATGGTTCATACTCTAAACGTGGCTTATGGGACAACATCCGTGCTAACAAGGGATCAGGTAAAAAACCTACAGCTGCTATGTTAAAGCAGGAGAAGAAGATTAAAGCTCAAACTAAAAAGAAATAACAATGATAAAGAAAGCTCAATCAGGACTGAAACTTAAAAATAAGGTTAAGTCTGTAGTAAAGACAAAGATGCAAGTTCCTGCAGACTTCGAACCTAAATCTAAGTTCCCTCGTACACCAGGTGGTGGAGATAACTATGATGAAACCATCAAACGTGAGAGAGACCTTAAGGCAAAAGGAATGATGAAAAAAGGTGGAGCAGTTAAGAAAGCTGAGAAAGGTACAAAGTTTGGTATGCTATCGGTTAAGGCTAAAGTAGATAATAATCCTGGCATTACAGCTGCTGATCGTATTGCTGGTGCTAAAGGATTAGCTAAGAAAGGTGCATCTATGAAGAAATGTAAATATGGCTGCAAATAAAAAGAAAAAGCCTGTGCTAAAAATGCACAAGCCTGCAAAAGCTCCTAAGGTTGCTGCTCCTAAACCATTGGATGGTAACTATATGAGAGAAAGTGATACTCCTAGTAGACGTAAGAGTCCTATGCTTCCTATGAAGCAGAAGCGACTATCTAAATAGTTTTGTTCATTTCATAATTGTGATTCACACCAAGTAAAAAGGAGACCATTGGCCTCCTTTTTCTTTGTCATCTATGCCATGCATATGGTTTGGGTATTTGATCGTAATAGGGTTTGTCAAAATGAGGAACTAGTTCTATGACTCCTTCTTCAGAATGTAACACTGCATCTGTACGTTCTAACACTTCTTTGCTTGGAAGTATACCCATACCAGATATGTGTAGAGTATTCATACCCCATCGATATATCATTGTAGGTTCTGAGAACATATGAATATTTGCATTATGTCCAAATGTTATATCAGCATCCTCATCACCACTCTTATCAGGCCAGGTGATCCTGTCTAGATAAGCTTTAATGTAGCAATTTCCATTATTGATATTGTCTTCTTTCTTTTCATATTTATTATTAACAAAGAAGTAATGGTGATTACTTCTGTATATCTCATGTCCAGGGTTATTTACAATTGCATTAGTTAGTAAGGTTAACCCTCGCTCAGCAATTAAATCATCATCGTCTAATCTGTATACATAATCGTACTTACATTGTTTGTAGCCCCACTCTAGCTTAGCTGCTATAGATGGAAATCTTTCCTCACAGTTAATGATCTTCACTCTAGGATGATCGTATGTGTATTTCACTTTAGGACTATCATTTATTACCACCATCTCAAAGTCTTCACTTTGTCGTAGAAATGATTCAATAGCCTCTTCTAAAAAGTGATGGCGTTGATAAGTTATTGTTAATACAGATATCATTTGTTGATTTGTTTTTTAATTTCATCATATATCCATGTGGATACGTTGTACTTTTGAGTTTCATCTAGTTCATCTAGTAACCAGTCTTCTTTCATATCTTTAGAATGAAGCCACATATGTGATAGATAAGCGTACTTATTATAAACTTCTTTATAGAAAGACATTGCTGTTTCTCTGTCACATTTATAAAATCCCCAATCGTAATCGTCTACATTAGGAAGTGTTTTCCACATATCACACATTTCACCACCATACGCACATCTATCCCAAGGAGAAGATGCTGAAATAAAGTCTTCATACAAATACAATAGTGTAAGACCAAGTGTATAGTCTACATTGATTTGTGTTTGCTTACATGTTTCTAGTGTAAGAGATTGCCAAGATACTCCATCTCCAATATATAACTCTTTATCAGCTTCTATTATCTTTGGGTTTGATAGTAGTGTATGAATAAACTTACTCCTTGGTTCAAAGTTTAACCAACAATCATTTCGAGGGAATATAGAAATATGATCATATCCTGCTATATCTCTAAAGTCTCCTGGTAAACAATCTTCTGGAGTGAGGTTATTATAATGACACGTATGCGGATCATATGATCTACATATAATGTTCTTACTAATTTCAGGTATAGGTTTTATAGCAAGATCATCAGTATCTATATAGCTACCACCAAACTTGTATAATAATATCAATCTAATTAGATCAGAACGTTCCCTAGGATGTGCATTGACGTAATGTTTTTCTAAATGTTCTTTAGGAACAGGAAGACCTTCAAACAAAGAAAGATCCCAAGTACGAACTAATATTCTATACTTGGGATCAAAGTCTTCTTTCTTTAAGCTATTTGATACAATAATTATTTCATGATTGGGATTGAATACTCTTGTTGAGTATACACAATCGTTTAATATCTTTCTACGAGAATCGCAAATATTACCATCCCAATAGAAAAATATTATATTTACCATACAAGAATAACATCAAACGGTGATACTAATAACTTATTCTCCCCATTGATAGGAATCACTGGTGCTTTACCTAAAGATGCTGGATCTACCAAGATCTCATCTCCTGCCTTGATGTCTGTAACTAGATCACCTACAGAGTATACAGTGAGCTTGTTAAGCTTCTGCATCATCTCTTTCTCAAGAGCTTCTTTTGTGTTCTCATCCACAATAAGTTTACCTTCGTCTTTCTTAGGAAGGTCTAGCAATAATCTATTGCCGCGTAGTAATTTGAAGTCTGCCATTATGCTATCTCAGTTAAGTTTTTAAATCTTACCATGTCTTCACCTGTTAAGTGAATCTCTGACTGATATACATCACGCTTACGTGTTACGCCAATCATCTTGTTAGTCTTAACATTGATGTTAGGTGTTTCAATAACACGCTCATGGATGTCATCTAATAATACTAAGAGATCATCAGCATCCATCTGTACTGTACGAATCACTTTATTGATGTTGAAAGAATCTATAAAGTGACTACCGTTCTCCTCTTTACGAGAGTAAAAAAATTGATTTGTCATTGGTTTATTTTATTTAAAAGTTCAATACGTCTTCTATTAACTTCTTCAAATCTGTACATATCGTTCTCTACAGACTCGTGTTCTAACAAAGATAATAGAATAATATTAGATTTATCATACTCTAGCTCAGGATATTTACTCTTAGGGAGGATATGATGAAAGAATGTTGATAATGGTTCACTTCCCAGATAGTCACCGCTCACCTCAGAGTAGTGTTTACGCTCTTTCCAGATCTCTAAGAACAGGTTTCTCATGGTTTCTATCTTAGTCTTCTTGACGAACATATCACGCTTAGCTACTAAGAGTCCTCCACGCTTTGGTGTGATGGGCTTACGCTTGATGTGATTCAAGCATAAACCCTTTCCCCACACCCGATTCTCACAACCCTCTACACTACAGCTCTTCATCCTTTGAATAAGTTATCTCTCGTTGAATATACCAGAGAGCTTTCTGAAGGTCTTGATTTTTGTTATCCTTCTTATCTGATCTAAGAATATACTTAATAGCATTTCCTAAATTAAATCCTAGCTCATAGTCTTCAATGATATCAATAACTTCAAACCTATTACCCTGGTAATGATCAGGATGATTAACCATCTCTCTTTCTAGTATCTCTTTCATAACTTTACGTGCTCCGTATGGATCATCTCCTAATGCTTTTATTTCTTCTTGTAACACTTGTTTTCTTCGAGCAATCTCTGCTTGATTTGCTTGATACATTTCTTCTTCTAATTGATCAATCATGTTCTGCTGTGTTTTCTGTTTTTGATAAAATATTACGTTCTTCTAACATTTCTTCAACCTTAACCCAATCTACAAAAGGTTTTGATGATAAATTAAGATCAATTTTTAATGGGCATCCTATGGCACTGTCATCTATCATTAAAGGAGCATAACTTTTAGGGGATTCTGTCCATGTAGATTGTGTAGGATTTGTTTGTACTCCATATAAAGGAATATCATTATCCATAAACCATTTTATAGCATCATTTAAGAAATGACCATTGGTATCAGGCGTAAGATCTCCTTCAATTTCTTTAAAGGTGATCATGTTGCTTCTCATAGTAAAGAGGATCAATTGATGACCCTCTTCTACTAATCTCTTTAATACAGGAATTGCTCCTATATCTTTACCTATTTCTGGAAAACTGTGTGTTACACATGTTCCATCAAAGTCTATGTTGATTGCTATAGGTTTTATCATAATCCTGTAGATCCGTGACCTCCTTCACCACGTTCTGTTTCTGATAATTCATCTACTTCTACATACTGTGCCAATGGTACAGGCATGATGATTAACTGAGCAATACGATCACCTACATTATAGATTTTATACGGTTCTTTATAAGCCGCTTGATCTCTGTTAATCATATTAAATGTAACCATAATCTCACCTCTGTATCCTGAATCAATAACACCAACACAGTTAGCCATTGATAAATCATAGTTACGTACAGAGGAACGTGGGAACACGAGTCCTACCATTCCTTCTGGTATTTCTACAGCTAATCCTGTACCATAAAATGCCTGATGTCCAGACATATCAACTGATGTAGCTACAAGATCTGCACCTGCATCTCCTGGCTTACCAAACTTAGGCTTCTGTGCCTCTTGTACTAACTTCTTAAATTGAATCTTCATTTTCTGTTTCGATTGTTTCGTTTACAACTTCTGTATTATTGATAGCATCAATGATGTCTTGACGTAATTTATCAGAGAACTCATCATTGTCTTCTAGTAATGTTCTGAATTCATCTGCTGAATATTTAACATCTGCATAAGTGATAGTCTTACCGTATTTACGTAAGATGTCATGATCACCACCTAAGCTCATTATCTCATTGAACTTATCGATACCTGTACCGAATACGATCTCAAAATCTATTGCTTTGAATGGAGGAGCCATCTTGTTCTTGATAGTCTTAATCTTAGTGATATTACCATAAGCTTCTGTACCTTCCTTAGCAAGAGTCTTGCTTACCTCGATACGTACATCAGCATAGAATTTCAATGCGTGACCGCCCTGAGTTGTTCTAGGATCACCAAACATCATACCAATCTTCTCACGATACTGACTTACAACAATAACACATGTATTGTTTCTAGATAGAGCACCTTTTAACTTAGGATATGAATCACTATTAAGCTTAGCTTTTCTACCAATAGAACTATCACCAATGTCACCATCTAGTACCTTCTTAGGAATCAATGAACTATCTGAATCTATGATAACCAGGTCAACTTCTCCAGTCTCGATCATATCAAGAGCAATCTGAAAACCCTCCTCGCCATGTGATGGCTGAGCAATTAACATATCAGAGATGTTTACGCCTAATGCAGTAAAGTAATTAGGATCAACAGCATGCTCGCCATCTATGTATAACACTTTACCACCTGTCTTCTGACAGTTAGCAGCAGCGTGACCACAGATAGTAGATTTACCTGAACCCTCCCAGCCTACAAGTTCGTAAAGTTTCCCTTTAACGAAACCTCCTACGCCTAAAGCAATGTGATCAAATGCAATAGATCCTGTAGAAATAAGATCATATTCATTGTGATTCTTATCTCCTAATGATAAGATTGTACCCTCACCATATTTTTTATTGAGAGCATCTAATGCCTCCTGGAATTTGGATTTTCCAGTGTTAACCTCTTGTTTCTTAGCCATTTCATTATGTTTTTTGTTCACTTAAATTTACAAATATTTCATCAAAAAAGAAATAGCCTAGACGCAAAACATCTAGGCTATCTGAAACCAAACACAATTTAAATTTAACACAACGTTAAATCTTTAGTCTCTTTAATCCACTTGGGATTATAAGGACAATTTTTACATTTGTTACCGCAGCATTTGCCTCGACTTGCTAAGAATTCTTTAGACAAGCTCGCAGGCACCTCCTCCGCAGGCAACTGATTCATTGAAGTTAACTGTGTCATCTACTTCTTTAATCTTAGTAATATCAATTTCTTTTAATTCACTAATAAGTGAATTGTATTTCTCTTCAGTGATGTCCTCGAAAGGAGCTTGCTGATATGAACCACCCCAATAAGGTAGTACAGATAAACCGTTATAGAACTCACGGTTGTCCCACATCCAGTCTCCTACCATTTTCCATTCATCTTGTTGAATAGAGATAGTAGCGCTTACGTTATGTGTATTGTCACCGTTAACGTGTCCAGAGTTAATCCAATTGGTAGAAAAATGCTTCACACGCTCAAGCGTATCGATAGCTGTTTCAGTACGTAAGATAGAACCTTCTGGTGCTTTCACTGGAATACGTACACACACTGTATCATTAGGGCGTAATACATCATCTTCACATAGCTCAGGATGATTCTCCATTAAGTACATTGCAATGTCTTCGTTCTTGTTGAAGCGCATTGTACGTAAGTAATAGTCATTATGCCAAGCATGGATACCAGATGCAGTTCCTAATACTAGAGATGTAGTACCTGAAGGTTTAACACATGTAATACGTGCTGCTTCATTGATACCAGTCTTCTCTGTAATTAGTTGATTCACCTTCTTAGCAATGTGAGCTGCTATTTCTAGTTTGTATTTCATGATTTCTCCTGAACCAATACCAGTCATACCAATACCTAACAATGCATCTTTCTGTGTAGTTGCAGCCCAGATAGGACGCAAGTAGTGAAAGTTTGTAAATCCTGCTTGTAACGTACCAAAGAATGCAGCTGCTGCTACACGCTCATTAAGATCTTCTTGGCTAGTTACATCACTCACATTCACTTCACATAGATTACAGAATTGGTATGGACGTAATGCAATCTCACAACATGGGTTAGTTCCCCAGTCTTGATTGTTACTCCAATACAAACCTGGTTCTCCAGATCCTGATGCTTCTACACGCTTCCATAATTCCATGAACTGCTCTTCTGTCACTTCACCACGAGGTAACACTGCAGAGTTGTTAGAACGACCACGCTGCTCATTAAGCTCCCACCAGTTACCATACTTACATGTAATCATCTCTTCGTCCGTGTAATCAAACAAACAGATCATAGCTGATCTACGGATACCACCAGCTAACACTGAGTTAGCAATGTGACATAGGATATCATGGCATTCTAAGGGAGATAATGTCTCTCCTGGTTGCTTTCTATCTAAGACAGCCTGAACGTGTGTGAGGCAAAGCTTAAGAGGCTCTGGGCCTGGTGCTTTACCACCTGCTGTTACAAGACGTGCACCTTTTTCACGAATAGCACGGAAATCAAACTTAGGCATGAACCCACCTTCTAGGTAAGCTTTCATTAACACCTTCACAGCATCAGCCCAGCCCATGATACTATCCTCAATAAGGTAGGTGCGAGCTTTGCCTGGCTTAGTAATATCTGGTAGTTCACTTACGTGATGTGATTGTACTGAGTATCCTACACCTGTACCTCCTAACAATAAGAACATTGTCTCAGAGAATGAATGGATACTATCAATTGGTAAGAAACAACAGTTGTAGATACGGGCGTTGTTTACTTCAGCTGCAGCACCTGCAAACTGTAATGCTCTCATAGAAGGCAAGATTTTCTTGTCTCTAATCATTGGGATTGAAGTCTTGATAGATTCCTCTAAATAAGGGTACTTCTTGATCATCATTGTTTCGTAACGATCAACAATCTCATCCCACGTTTCTCTTCGTTTTAGCTCTGGAATGTACTTTGCGTACTTGCTAAAAACCGTGATAGAACTTAATGCCTGGAGTCCTAAATCTGTACTTGTATTATTCATTATTATCTTGTTTTAAATAGTTACTAATCCAATCATGAAGTAAATTAATATCATACCAACTGTTTACTGATATAATAAGACAATGGCCAAATGTTTTATCACTTGAAATTGCTATATCCTCTACAAAACTTGGTATATTATACTTTGCTCTCTTTTCTTTGTCAGGAACAAATACTGGTATAATATCCTCAACAGAACCTCCAGTATATTCTATATGGTCATATTTATGCAGATTGAATACAGGTTCAAATTTATCTACATCATCTACAAACACTCTTAACTGTGCTGAGTCAAGACTAATGTACTGTGTCTTGATTAAGTCTTCTATATTACTCATTGTTTAAATAATTTATTGCGTTCTTCAAAAATTCTACACTGTCATCAAACTGACCTAATCCTTTGTTACACTTTCCACATAGAATACCTCTAACCTTTCCAGTTGCATGATCATGATCAATATGAATCTCAGAACTTAACTCTCTATTACATATTGCACATTGATTGTTTTGATCATCAACCATCTGATTAAACTGTTCTTTTGTTATTCCGTATCTCTTAAATCTACCTGTACTCTTTGCGTAGTTCTTGAATCTTTCTTTTGAACAACTTTTACAAACAGATGTTTTTCCAGACTTATTGTTATAGTATTCTGAGTCAGGTTTGTGTTGTTTACAATCAATACAACATCTTTGATTATTCTTATCATACAAAACCATTCCTAAACCTCCTGCATTCAACGAATTAGAGCAAGATTTACAAGCATGATTGTATTTCTTAGCTTTATAAAAATAAGATTTACTTGCAAATTCTCTATCTTTTTTACAGATTGGACAGGCTAATTTGTAAGTAATTTTACTCAAGGCTTCTAGTCCTAAATCCATATAGTTGATTATTTTAAATGTTGAAAATTAAAGGGCTACAAATGTAACTTTGTAGCCCCCAATAAACAATCAATTGCAAAAATTAAGTTTAACTATTTTCCTTATCAATAACTGATTCAGTTAGTTTTTCCTCAAGCATCTCCATTGCGGTGTATACTGCATCTCTTTCAGCATCTTTTCTACGTGCAGAAGTTGTACCACCCATCTCTCCATTGACTATAGGAACAAACTGTCCTGTCATTGGTAGATCATACATAAAAGTCATTTCAATAATGATGTTATGCTCATCAAAGAAATAAAACAATGATGCTGGGTTTGCCTTAATGACTGCTACAATAGTGTCATCAATATGGGTAGAACCGTGCTCTCTTATCATCTGCTTGAATTCCTCAGTGGCGTCACTTGTGTTATCAATTGACTCTTCTAACTTATTTGTGTAATGTATTCTTAATGCATCTAATACATTAGGATACTGTTGTAACTCCTCTAGTGTCATATTAATTCTTGTTGTTTAATTGTTGTTAAATTTAATGTTTCATTCTCTATTTCAAAACCATCCCATACTTCCATTTCATCATCGAACTCTATACCGAGTCTGTCTTCCCAGTACTGACGCAAGTCTTCAGCCTTCCTAAAGATTTTGTGCTGCAAAGCTACCTGATCTTTGTGTAGACCATTCTTTAGTATCTTTAAGACCTTGGGGAATAACTCTTGAAATTCTTTGGAAGTTTTAGAATATTTACCCTGCTTAATAAGAATGAAATCAGCTTTCCATTTGTTGTCTAGTTTATAAACAACCACTACAAAACCATCTTCATAATCATAATCATCAAGCAGAGACTTAGTTCTTATAGCCTCACTGTCTAAGAACTCTCTAAATTTATCCAGGTTGTCTGGTTTAAACAGGAGATATACAGCATTTTTATACTGTACATCTCTTCTGTCATCACTCAAATATCCATTTAGATACCCGTTGTCCTTAAGTTTATCTCGATTAATCTTAAGAGTAGGTACAATGAATATACTTGTTATTGTTTTTCTTAACTCCATATTATCCTTTAACGTTTACAATACCACCACTTAAATAATTGTTTCGAGATATATTCCATTTGTCATTTGCAATGGCCCACTTCAAGTTGTCAATAGTTTCTAACACGCCAGGATACTTATATCCCTTAAGTTCGAAACCATCTCTAGCATTTGTCATGTCTTCTGTATCTAGTGTATAGATGAGAGGACTAAGATAGTTAGTACTATCGCAGACAATGAACATAGGATATTCAACTTTGTATCCTAGATCTACTAGCTCTTTGAAATGATAATGTGCAGCATGCCAATACAAGAATGCTTGGATGTATGCTCTTCTATAAAGATAATATTCTTTGAAGAAACCTTCAACACTCCATGTACATTTAAGATCATACACTTGAATAATTTTATTCTCATGATCTACAATCACCTTATCCATCATACTCTTGAATAGATGACCATGTACTGTATAACCTTCTACCTGTAATTGGTTATGTACATCAATCTTGGCAGTCCTGGTTTGATTAACAATAGATGCAGTGATAGGATTGTTTTGCAACTCTTCTACAATGCGCTCAGCATTAGTTACATCTCTTACAGATACAACTGTCAAACCCTTGGTTCTCACCTCACGTATTTCTTGATAGTACACTTCAGCCTCAGAGCCCATGAACTTCTTCATGACAGCTTCGTACGCAATCTTGTATCCTGAATCAGCATATGCATCTCTAGATATCTCTTCAAACGTACGTGATACTTCACCAAACTCATCTGTAGCCTCTTTTGTATGTTTGTACAAAGCTTCTACAAATTTCAACATACCCTCTGTTGGAGTAGTCTCGCACACAGATGGAAAGAACTTGTCATCAAACAATTCTGGTTCCATCAACTTAGTCTCAACAATTCTACCCATAGTGGCAGCTTTTGTTTCATCATCTTCAATCTTCTCTCCAAGTACATATCTACGATAGTACTTCTTGCGGTCCATTGAAAACTCTTTTAGACTAGAAGAGCTATCCATTAGGATAGCTCGGTAACTTGCTTCTGTTCTATTCGGTCCCTTTATCATTTTGTAATTCTATAAATGAGTTAACTATTTCTTCATGCATTCTTCTTACTTCCATTGGTACTTGCTTGAACCACCATCTCACCTCTATCTCATACTCTCTACCTTGTTCATCACGTCCTCTTGGATTAATCAACCAGAAGTTATGTGTCTTACCATCAAACTCTACTGATCCTTCATGCCACACCTCTGTAAACGAGGGTGTTCTATTAATCGATACTTGCACTTTCTTTTCCATTATTCTTCTTCTATACGTAAAACAATACCAGCTTTAAAATTAGCAGCTGCTTCTTGTGATGATTTAGCTTGTACATACATCCACTCTTTATCTTCTCTTCCATGAGGAAGATATATTACTCTAAACTTTTTCATTTCTTTCTGATTTTGTTTTGAAATTGTGACACGATTCGCATAATACTTGTAAATTATCTACTTCACAAAACAGCCTCTCAATGAAATCAGGCAGGTTTTGTGCAGATTTAAGACTTCCTGCTGGGCAAATATGATCCACATTAATCTTCTTATCAGGAAACCAATTCTTACAATGGTTGCACTGGTATTCAAACTTCTGTCTCTTTAAAGGTCCTTTGTATGGACGCCTTGCATTAGCCTTGGCTTCAGAGATAGGCTTCCAATATCTTGACTTCTGTCTTA